GGCTCTGTTGCTCAAGCAGTCGGCGATTGATTGCGAAATCCACCGGAAGCTCCATTCTCGTGAACGTCCGGTGGTCTCGTGTATGCGTTTTGATTCCACCACAACGGGTGAAGATCTGGCATTCAGACCGAATATTAAAAATGAGGATTTGGATGAGACTGTGTTGCGCAACACCTCCAAGAAGCACCGCTCCTTGCAGAAGGTCCTGGTGAAGGGCATTTCACTGATCATCGATCGCAACACCAAGGAGGTCTTCGACGGACCTGCTTGGGACGACAATCAGCGCCTGCTCCGTATGGGCAAGATGGTCAGCCCTACTTCGATTGAGTTTCTGCTCTAACACGGTCGTCAAGCCTCCCTCTTCACATCCTCAATCCACGAAGAGCAGACCTCATCCCACGTCTTGAACTTGTAGTTTGCCGCCGCCTTCTTGTAGGCGGGGAGACTGGTGATCATCTTCTCCATCTGGTTCGCGAGCTCACGATAGTCAAAGTTCGATGCCCACAGACCAAGCGGCATCGTACCCGAGAAATACCACCGATCAAACGGCTTCACAAAGCCGCATACCGACTCGTCCATAAACGAGCGATATGTTCCAATGTCCGTCACGATCTGAGGAGCACCTGTGTAGAGGTGTTCAATCTGGCACAGACCAAATCCCTCGCCATCCGACGTATTCACGCCAATATCTGCGGCATTGTAGATCTCGTTGATCGACGAATCTGGGACAGGCTTTGCTGATGTATCCACAAGCAGGAGGCGCTTGGCAAAATCATTCGGATCAAGACCCTGGCGCTGCATCTCCGTCGAATACACACGACTGACATCATAGTATGCACCCTGCTGCCCATTCAGACCCGTCACAATCATAAAGTAGTACGGCTTGGACGGATCGCGCTTGATCAGTTCAACAAATCCCATAATTGCCAGGTCATGACGCTTGCGCTGGCTGTTGCGATTGGCATTGACAAAGAGAACTGCCTCGGGTGGGATTCCCATTGTTGCACGAACTGCCATACGCGCCGAATCAGAAAGCTTGGAGAACATGGTCGTGTCCACAGCATTCTCCAGAACACGGATGTCTGGGAACGGAGCATACTTGGAGTAGATGTCTGCCCAGTACCGTGTGAAGCAATACACGCGGTGAGCATTCTTCGTGATGGTCTCGATCAGAGGAGGTGCAATACCCTCATAGACCTGATCCACATACACCCACAGCTTGTACGGCGACGTCTCCTTGTTGAACTTCATCGCCTCCACAAACCGGTGGATGATCAGCGGGTCATTGTAGATCATCACAACATCCGGGTTCACCATCTCAAGATACTCGTGGATCTTGTTGAATCCAAAACCCTCCTCCTTCGGATCCTCGTTTGCAGCTGCGTCGTAGGCAATCACACCCTTCGGGACCGTGCGAATACTCGTGCGTGCAGGAAGGCGCTGAAATCCGAAGTGATACGTCTTCACTGCGGGAGCCAGTGTCGAGAGCTGTCCCAGTAGGTTATACACCACCTTCGAGTACCCCGTGGTCTGATCTACGTGCGTGCTGATAAGAACAAATCGCATTATGATAAATACATAATCTCTCCGTAAATCACAAATGCAGGTCAATAACGTTCAGGATTATATTACGCAGAAGAAGCGACAGATCATTGCCGCAAGCCTTGCGACGGCTCCTCCTCCGCAGAAGCGTCGCTCCAATACCCAGTACATTGCTATTCTTGGCAACAAGTCCCAGCAGTACACTCGGTTCGTGGGTGGAATGGGTATTAACGCCTATTACCCAGCAACGCTGGGAACAACCTATACATCAGCGTGTTGCGTCCCCGCGAACACTGCGACCAGCACCTATTTAGTCTAATCTCATTACTAACACAATATGCCTGGAGGTCTACTTCAATTGGTGGCAATTGGAGCCCAGAACGAACTCGTTAATGGAAGCCCGTCTATGACGCATTTTCGGGCAGTCTATCGGCGACACACAAACTTTGCAATGGAGGCAATCCGAATGACGTTTACGAGCTCCAACTTGGATTTCGCACAAACAACGACACGGACGATTCAGTGTCGGATTGACCGCTATGCACAGATGCTTCACGATACGTATTTGGTCCTGACCCTTCCTGATATCTGGTCACCCCTTCACTATCTCGGTCCGACAGCGACTCCACCGGCGGGATATGATCCGCGTTCGAACTCCATCGGTTACGAGTTCAAGTGGATCGAAAACATTGGCTACAACCTGATTGATCACGTCGAGATCACGGCGAATGGACAGGTTCTGCAGACATTTACAGGTGAGTGGCTCAAGTTTTATTCCTACCTGACACACGATCCCAACAAGCGCAAGATCGTAGATGAGATGGTCGGACATGTCGATGCGCTCAAGGATCCGGCGAATGCATATGACCGGTTGGGTCAGTATCCTCACGCGGTCGTGCCTATTGTCCAGCCCGGTGGAATCCCGAACACCCTGGTTCCTGAGCCGTCGATCCGTTCTCGCCAGCTGGTGATCCCGCTTCATTTCTGGTTCTGCGAGAACCCTGGTATGGCACTCCCGTTGGTGTCGATGCAGAACTCAGACGTCTTTATCAATGTCACCTACCGTCCCCTGAACCAGCTGTATACAATCGTTGACGTGGATCCTCTGTCGACGACGTTTGGACAGCGCATCCGCCCGAATACGAATGACTATGCGATCGGTCGATTCCTGAGCCCGCCGAACGTGGACGGCACATCATCCAATACTGCCCTGACGACCTTTTACCCCGATCCGTATCTGGAGGGCAACTTCATCTACTTGACGGAGATGGAGATGGCTCAGCTGGCATCGGCTGATCAGACATTCTTGGTGAAGACGGTGACCTATGTCAACAATACTGGTCAATACGGCGGCAACTCGGACATTGAGATACCCTTCTTCAATCTGGTGACTCGAATGGTTTGGTCTTCCCAGCGATCCGATAAGATTCTGGCAAATGACTGGGACAATTACACGAACTGGGATAATCCACGGCGCGCACCGTTCACAACCAACGGAACCGCAAACGATGTGTATTCAAGCGTGACCAACTCAACAGAGACACAGACCTTCCTGTACTCGAGTGGACAGCAGCAGATTTCGTCTGTGTATCCTCGTGATCCGCTGACCCAGGGACAGCTTCTGCTTGATGGAAAGGAGCGCTTCTCTCTGAAGCCGACATCCTACTTCTCGCTTCTGCAGATGTACAAGCACACAACGGGTGATGCACCGGTCCTTCCGGGAGTGTATATGTACTCGTTTGCGCTGAACAATGATCTGTACCAGCCGAGTGGAGCCATTAACGGCAGTCTGTTCAACAAGGTCGTTCTTCGCCTCACTCTGCAACAGCCTCTTCCTACGGCAGCCGGAGTTGCAGCCCAGCAGGTTGTGTGCGTTCTGAAGTCGAGCGTGTTTGGACCAAATCCAATTGTGATTACTGCAGCTCAACAGGCACTGACAAATCCTGACGGAAGCCTCCTGTACCCTCCGGACACATTGGTTACAGTTGTTCGTAGCACAGGTGGCGAGAACATCATCTTTGCCTACACCTACAATCTGGGTTGCTACGTGGAGTCCATCAACTTTCTCCGGATTACGTCTGGTCTTGCGAATTTCGTGTTTGCTAACTAACAATGGGTATCGTGATCAACCAAGCCACGTGGGGCGACGAGACCGCCACGACCGACATTACGCAAAGTATGCAAGACAAGGCAAAGCCAGGATACCTCGATCTGGTTGCCGACAATACGCTTGTACCTGCTCTGGACCTGCTGTCTGGCTCAAAGAATGTAACTTTGTCCGATTCAGAGAAGGCTGATATCAAGACACAGGCAACCAATATATGTGGATCTGCATCAGACGACAAGTGTATCAAGTTCCAGACGAACCAGTTAGAGTCTGCTTCGCTACAGAAGAAAGTGGCTGAGCAACAGTCGTCGGCAAATATCATCACTGGACGTAGGTTAACGCTTACATATACAGATGACCAGACCGGACAACAGAGGAC